GCAATTCTCTGACCGTTGGTGATTCACCTTGCTCGATTTTTTCAATCTGCTCTTGCTTTTCTTCCTCTGGAAGCGTTGCGATAAGGTAGAGGGCATTTATTCCTAAATTCTGTGACGTCACAGAATTCGGAAGCTCTTTCGCTACTTTCATAAACTGATTGGCAACCGTCTGGCTGAACTCTATTTTCTTAAGCCATTCCATGAATTGCCCATGCACCAAATCTTTTTCTTTAACGTGATTCAATCGTCTACCAATTTCCCAAATCGATTGACCAGCTATTTGCTTGTGGTGGTTTATTTCTAATTCGATCTGCGCTAAATTGTCAGATAAGGTTATTTCTTGCATTTACTTTTCCTTTCTAAATTTGGTTTTCACACCACGCGCAATCCGATATAATAATTTCAGAAAGGGGGTGATTATATGGATAATTTAACGAATGACGCAAAATATCTTTTAATCTCAATGTATGCAAGATATCTTGAAAGACGCAAAGATGAAAATTCTAAAAAGGAAGCCAGAAATTTTCAAGGCATTGATTTTATCAAAGAAAACATTATGCCCGAATGGTCTGAAGAAGATATTCTTGATACTTGTTTTGAGTTAAAACGTCATGGTTATCTTAGCGGTCTAGTTGGCAATAATACTCTTTATTCCATCTGTCTTACGACCGAAGCCGTTGCAGCGCTCGAACTAAAATTTAAAGAACCTACTCTCAAAGAGAGGATTGAAAGTGTTCTTGACTTTGCGGCTAAGATTAAATCCGTTATTCCTTTTGCTTAGCTTTGTCAGCTAATGCTTTTTCTTTTAAAACATTAAGACCGAATGGATCTTCTTTGATTTCCAAGCAGGTTTTTTCAATCTGTTCAGCTTGGTTGATAAGTATTTCACGGTCTTTGTTTCTTGCCTTGAGTTCTGCGTCGATAGACTCAAGGCTTTTTGCGATGCGTTCTAATATTTCGTTCATGTGTTATCCTTTCTAATTTTGATATAATTGGCTTATCTTTGATGAAAGGAGAGACAAGCCATGATTGAAAATTTTGATGATTTCTTAGAAGCTAAGTATCCAGAAATTCGAAGCGGTATCAACGAATCTGTTAGCGAAGCTTTGAAATCACTTGTTGACAAAGGTATTGAGTTTGATAGTGAAGTTGTTGCTATTTCAAGTGCTATCGCATTCAATACAACTTGCGAGATTCTAAAGGCTTATGATTCATATGTGCAAGAGCACAAGAATCAATAGTATTCATTACAATCTCTAAAGCTTTATTAGCGTTTACCACTTTTGGTAGGCGCTTTTTTTGTCCAATATACGGATATCGTTTTGGTTTCATGTTTGCTCCTTTCATAATTCTTAACTTGAATAAAATTCAAGTTTTGCTGTAAAAAAATATCAGATACCGTACAAATCAGACGATTGAATGTGGTATTTATTACAGATAGTTACCATTTTCTTAGGAGAAATAGAAAGCACATTCTTTTCCCAAGCGCTAACTGTCTGAGCTGTAGTACCAACACTTTCAGCGAATTGGGCTTGTGTCAGATTGTGACGGGCTCGAAGTTCTTTGATTGTAATCTTTGGAACTGTTTTTGTCATTTTGTTCCTCCTCTCTAACTAACTTACAAACACATTATAACTTAAATTAAATTCAATGTCAACAGTTTTGTTGGTTTTTTTTCAAGTTTTTTAAGTTTTTTTATAAATCAACTTGAAAATTAGGAAAGTCTACTATGTAATATTAATATAAACAGCAAGGAGAAAGATATGGATTTGAATAAGCAAAGAGGAAGCAGAATTGAAAGTTTGAGAGCTAGCAAGGGCATTAGTCAACTTGAATTAGCGAAAATGTTAGGGTATAAGTCTGACTCAACTATTTCGAAGTGGGAAAGCGGTGCTAGTATTCCAACGGGGACAAAGATTGTAAAATTAGCTCAAGCCTTGGGAACTTCGACAGATTACATTCTTTTTGGAGACGGCCCGGCTATTGCAAAGGATGATACAATCGCAGGTTACACGTCTGACGACCTCCGAAAAATGGCAGAGAACGCCAAGACATTCGATGGCAAGCCACTTACTGAAGAGGACATCGATGCCATCCAGAACATCATCGAGATTTATTTGAGAGGGAGGTAGGGATGCTAATATCTGAAAGTGATGTTTTGACATTAAATAGTTTATGTGAACATCTGCAAAGCAATCTTCCGTCAGTTGATTCATCAAAAGACTACTGGTTCGTTAGAGCTCAAAAAGGGGTGTTCTATAAGAGTTTTCTCAGTGGCGGTTATATTGCAATCGGATGGAATCATATTACTTTTGATGATTTGGAGAATCTTGATGAAGAATCTGTAAAAAGCAAAATAAAAGCCTTCGATAAAAATATCGAAAAGCCTGGTTCCGCTTATAATCAGATGATGAAATTTACTTATAGTTTGAATATTGGTGATATCGTCATCGTACCTTCTGAAGCTCCCAACGATTTTCTAGTTGGCGAAATTGTAAGTCGCCCATATACTGAAAGTGACGAAAATATTGAATCTGCTTCAAACATTTGCCCTTTTAATAAACGGATTAAAGTTCATTGGTTGGGAATAATTCCAAATAGAGATATCGACCCGCAATTATATAAACTAGTTTATTCAGGCCATACAATCACAGATGCCAATCCTTACAAGAAATTCATCAACCGTGGTCTATACGATGCCTATATCGACGAAAATTTTATGAGTGTCACATTCAAGGTGTTGCAAGAAAATAATGTAGACGCTTTTGGGTACACGACATTCTTATATACTCTGACGCAAATGATCCGTATCATCGAAGACCACATCGAAGTTGGAGACGAAAAAGTAAGCCTACGGACTAATGTTCAGTCGCCAGGCCCAATTGAATTGATTGGTAAACCTGAGGTATTGATTCCTATCCTAACTTTTGTCACTTTATTCGCTGGTGGACGCAGCTTCCGAAATCTCATAAAACGTAATGGCGCAAATATTGAAGTTGATTTAAAAAACGGAAAATTCAAAGCACAATTAAACAGTGATGGTGATGAGGCATTAAAAAAAGCCCAGGCAAATAAATTAAATTCCGAGGCTATTGGTTTACTAATTGATAAAGGTTTAAGCCCTGAATTTGAAGGAGCTACTTCTCAGCTGGATATCAAAACACCAAAAACTGCTACTAAGATTCTTCAAAAGGAATTACTCGAATCTGAAGAAATAAGTGAATAATTAGTTCAGATAGTATAAAACTGCTTACTAAAATCGTTAGATAGGAACTAACATTTATTTTATACGTAAGTAGTAGTTTCAGAATTAAAGAAACAGCCATGAAAATAAGTGCAGTAATTTCAAATAACACAGATAAATGAGCGTATATTTTTAATTTCATTGCTGCCACTCCCTTTCGATTTAATTTTACAATATGCGCTTAAAAAGAGCAATCAAATTATAAAAAAATCAAGGAATTATCTATGACAATAAATGAGCTACTGGACCAATATCAAGTAAGTCTCGCTTATTTTGATAACGAACTTTGGCAAAGACCAGGGGTCTACATCAAAGAAATCAATATTATTTTCATAAACCGTGAACTGTCTGAAAACGCAAAAAGACGGGTCATATACCACGAATTAGGACATCTGGAACATTCTACCACACTATATAAAAACAACCACACTAGGTGTGAGAATGAAGCCAATAGGCACATGATTCATAGGCTACTAGAAGAAGAACTCGCACTATCAGACGATCACAAATCGTTCAACTATCTTCATTTCATGCAAAAACATGAACTTAGAACAGTCGCAGACGAATTGATGGTCATTGATGAATATTATGAGTTGATGGGATAGTTCATAAGAATAACTATAAAAATAAAAAAAGCCCCACTCTCTCAAAGTTTGGCGACCGAGAGCGTGAGGTAATCAAGTATAGTAAAAGGCATTAAAAAGCCCTTTTTACTATGCCCATTTTAACACAAAAATGAGGTAAAAACAACATGGCATCATACAGAAAACGAGAAAACGGCTGGGAGTATCGGATAAACTACTACGATTCGACTGGGAAACGCAAACCAAAGTCAAAGGGTGGTTTCCGTACTAAATCTGAAGCTATTAAGGCTGCTGCTGAGATGGAGCTGAAAATACAAGACGGCTTGAATGTAGATGAAGATATTACTCTTTACGCTTATTTCAAGCAGTGGTGTGAAGTCTATAAGAAACCCACCGTTTCAAAAATAACTTATAAGGCATATATCAACACTCAACGCAAGATTGAGTTATTTTTTAGCGATAAGAAACTGAAATCTGTCACTGCTACTCAATACCAGCGTGTGCTGAATAGCTACGCTAAAACTCACGCTCAAGATACTGTCGAGCGTTTTAATGTGCATGTCAAATCGTGCGTTGAAATGGCGGTACATGAAGGATATATCAAGCGTAACTTTTGTAAGTTTGCTAAAATCAATGCAAAGAATAAAGGTAGGGATATTGAAACGAAATTCCTAGAAGTCGAAGAATACGAGCGATTGATCTACGAGACAAGCAAGCATCCAGAGTATGCGTCTTATGCAGCACTTTATATCATAGCTAAAACTGGTATCCGTTTTGCTGAGTGTCTAGGCTTAACAGTGGATGATATCAACAGAGATACTGGCATGTTATCAGTCAATAAAACGTGGGACTATAAAAACAATACTGGTTTTCTACCAACAAAAACAAAAAGCAGTATCCGAGAGA